TTTTTTGAAACGGTGCAAATCTTGTCGAATACCTCTTTTGGCGGTGTTTTCTTGTCCCATTCAGAGGTGTATCTTCTGGTTTTTGCCACTCCAAATCCGTTAGTCCCCTTGTCCGACTTTTTGCCATAAGGCGGGTCAGTCAGCACCATGTCCACGCTGCCGTCCGGGATGCCTTTCAACAATTCCAAGCAGTCGCCCTGCATCACCAGCACCCCCGCCTCCGTAAGCCGCTTTGCCGCCTCTCTATTGCCGAGCATGGCTAATTCGACGTCATCCATATACAATCCCCCTCTCTATGTCCGCTATCGCCTTAAACACCGGGTAAAATTGCTGGGGAACTACGGCGTTTCCGTAACATTGCATCCGCTCTTTGTACTGCGAATATCCCCCCATCCAATCGGGAATCCCATCATCCATTCCGCAAACTGGGGGTTGATATATTGCCCAATACGTTCCGGGCATATAATCCCAAGGCTGGAACACATCGTCTGCCCATGCTTCCCGCTGTGTTCCTTCGGAGTTTGTTTCCTGATTGGCTTGAAATCTTGGCTCGCCCGTGGAGATGCCAAGAATACAAACCCTGTATCTTTCATGGTGCGCTCCGACAGCACAAGCCAGAATACTGAACGTCCAGACTTCGTAGCCTTCTGCTTCCAAATCGGTGCAAACGGACTCATGTATTGTTGATAAGATGCCATTAACGTTCTCGCCAACAACATACTTCGGCTTGATTTCCCGTACAACTCTGAGGAACTCTGGCCACAAATTCCGATCATCGTTTTCTGCCAATCTTTTCCCAATGACGCTATGTGGCTGGCAGGGAACCCCCCGAAATAACATCAACTGTTCGCATTCCTGTTTTTTCATAAAAGCTACCTCCTGTCAGGGTTCGTATATCTCGCCACCGTGGCACGCTGGGCCAGTGTTTTTCCAGCACCTTTGTCGGATAATCCGCCCATTCACACTGCCCGAATGTGCGGAAACCGGCCATTTCCGCCGCCAAATCCAGGCCGCCAATACCAGAGAAAAGAGACAAATGGTTCATCCCTTCCACCTCTCCTTCTCGTTGCACGTCCCGCCAACCTTCCGGCACACCGCAGCGGAATAGCACCGCATGCAAGGGTCACCGGTCTTTTCCTCCGGTATGTAAACCGGTTTTACGGCTTTGTGGGGCGGCAGTTTCTTCCGCTGCCTCCAGTTTGCAACAGCGAAAATGGAGGCTCCTGTCGCTTCTGATATCTGCCGGTCCGTCAGTCCCTCTCTGTACAGTTCCATGTACCTGACACCGGCTTTCGGCTTCCGGGTCACATCGTACTTGTGCGCCTTTGCACGGGCCTTTCGCACTCCTCCAACCTGGCGCACCTGGCACACATCCAACTGCCCCAGGCGCGTTCTGGTGGTGCCGGTGTCCATGGAGTAGTGGCAGACCTGATAGCATCCGGTGTAGCTGGCCACATCCCGCCAGAAGTCGCAGCCTCTACAATACGCCGGGGAGATCATAAGTGCCTCCGGGCGTATTCAGCCATTAAAAGCGCCTCCGCCATTCCGTCATCATCCTTGCGGCACCGTTCTGTCCGGCGAAGTGACACACCAGGAAACAGACGCTTGCAGACCTCAATGGAGTTATTCTTTTCTCCAGTGATGCCAAACTCTTTTTTCCACTTCTGCGGGCGGACCAGTTCGTAGGGGACCTGAAATGCCTCCAACAGACCACGGATATACCCAAAATTCTGGCCAAAGTTGAACATGGAAGTCACACCCTGGCCCGGCATGGCACCGACGTGTTCTAGGCAGGCTTTTGAAAGCGGTGCTTTCATATCCCGGAACCTTCTTATGTACTCCAGTTCATCAAACGGAATCAGCTTTACAGCGTCATTCATCCCTCCGCAGTAAATGACAGCCATAGCCCCGCTTTTCCCAGGATCAATGCCTATGTAAATCATCCCATCAGCCTCCATCTTCCAGCGCCGTGCGCCCAATCGCTTGCCCGATCATCGCCCGGACATCCTGCGGCAGAGCCTGGAACTCCCGCTCCTGCTGCGCCCTTGCCCGGTAGGACCGCATAAAATTGGACTGTATCACGGTGTCTATCTGTTCGTTTGAGATCTGCTCCCAGGCTGCCAACTGTTCCGGGCCGCCCACCACCCGCTGGAGGATCGGCGGCAGCTCCTCAAAGTGCCGCTGTGCGCTTGACCGGTTATCCACGCCACCGGCCGCCGTAATCCTACGGCTGGACGGCGACATGGACGCCCCGCGTATAGCCTGCCTTACAAGCCGCCATGCCTCCATTTCGGTCATTTCGTCCGGCTGCACCAGTTTCCTCATGCTGGCCTTTACTGCACCGATATGGGGCGGGAATCCCTTTTCATCCGTGGCTATCAGCGCCTTAACGGCAGCTGCCACCAGTTCCACGGGATCATCCCGGAACATCTCAGCCCACAGGCTCATTGTTTTGCGCGGGTCCGGCGCGTCCTGCCCGCTGTAAAACCTGGGGTATGCGGTGGTCAGGATGTTCATGATTATCCCAGTCTCTTGTCTTGTCATGATCTTCCTTCCTCCTCGTCCATCTGAGCGGCCAAAGCTGCCCAGTCAGTCCGCCCATGCCCGCAAGGCTCTTTACCTTCCGTCGGCAGTTCATCCTCCCAGCGGCACTGATTGAGCCATGTTGCCGGGTTCGGGATGTAGCGCCCGCCCTCTCTTTTCCATTGCTGGCTTGCTTTCTGCGCCTCAATGGCAGACAGAAGCGTTCCAAGTTCTACTCGGACTTTGCCAAAGGCTTTCCGTGCATCTCCCTTCCCGACCTTGCGGGGATAAGCAGCCCAAAACGCGTCAAACGCAGCCCCGCGCGTGTTGGATTCGGATTCTGGATTAGGATTCGGATTAGGATTGGATTCGGATTGGATTAAGGCCGCAACTTGCGGCAACTCGCCGCAACTTGCCGCAGAATCCTGCAAAGTGTCAGATTCATCAGGGCCGGGAAACTTCGGTTTGCAATCGCGGATTCTCTGATGCTTGGCCCACCCGGGGAACCAAAAGTAGGGCTTCCCGTCCACCTTGTAGAGGGAAACGCAGCCTTTGGCCGCCAATGCTTGGAGCGCAGCGTCGATATCTTTGATGGATAACCGTTCCCGGAATGGGAATACCCGGCCCTTAATGATAGCAGGGCGGGCGTCTCCCCGCCCCGCATCATCCACTTGGGTTATAAGTCCAATCCAAAGCCGAAACTCAAAATCAGAAAGAGAGGAAATTTTTTCGCTTGAACAAAGGCTCTCTTTTATAATCCTGTTCGGCATGGTGTCACCGCCTTAAAAAGGAAGCGGGTTGTTGGGATCGTCCTCAACTTCGGAAAAGTCTGGATAAGTAACCGGCGCGGCATCGTCGGCCAGCTTGTCCAGGGGGTCCCGCTTGGAGTCGGCAAAGTACACGCTTTCCGCGATGGCCTCGGCGGTGCGGCGCTTGTTGCCCTCCTTGTCCGTCCAATCTCTGATCTGGAGAGAGCCGACCACCACGGCCATCCGGCCCTTGGAAAAGAAGCGGGAGACGAACTCCGCTGTACCGCGCCAAGCCACTACATCAATGAAATCGGTGGTGCGCTCTCCGGTGGTCTTGTCCTTAAAGTCGCGCTCAACGGCCAGCGTAAAAGACGCCACGGCAGTGCCGGACTGGGTGTGTCTTAACTCGGGATCTCGGACCATGCGGCCCATGATGAATACTTTATTGAGCATTTGGACCATCCTTTCTGTATTTCATTTTCCCCTCATTCCAATCGGGGTACAGTTTTCGGAAATACTCACGCATCTGGTTATGAAGCGGTCCGTCTGTGGACTCGCTGTCAAAGGCTTCGTGACAGGTCTGGCAGCCGGTCCATATGTTTTCCGGGATGCCAAGACCGCCTTGGGAGCGTCGTACAAAATGGCAGTGAGGCCCGGCATAGATAGACCCGCACAAAACACACCGCCTGAAATCCCTGGCGTATACCTCCGCTTTGGTCTTGCTGCTGATTGAAGTTGCTTTAGTCTGCCGGTGCATTCCAGCCCTCCTTCAATGCGGACAGCCTTTCCGGCGTGAGGGTCTCAACCCCAACCGCCTTGCAGTCCTCCACGATATTGTCGATCAGGCGGGACATCTGGTGGGTGTCATATGTGCTGGAGCCATAGTAGAGGGTCACGTTGACACAGCCCTGTATACGGCTCTCTGAGCGTTCGGAAAACCAGCCTATCCCGTTACACTCCCAGCTCTTTGTTAGTCTGTCTGCGGCCCGCTCCTGGACGCAGACGACGGAAGAAACACCGCCGATCTCTTTAATTGCGTTCCGGTAAAGTTCCGTTTTCGGGATGCCGGTGGCCTGGGCCAGTTTGTCGATCAGCACCCAGCAGTAGGCGTTGGCGTCCAGGCTGCGCTTCTCCCGGTGTTCCTTGACCTCGCAGTCATAGAGGCGGTTTTTCTTACCGAGAACAAAGGCCCTGGCTGGGGCCTGCTCGTTCACCTTCAGGCTGAGCCAGGCCCCGTCCATCTTAGCCTCGCTGAATGTCAGCTTCATTCTTTCGCCGCCTTTTTCCCGCACCTGATACAAAAGACTTTTCCATACCGCTCTTTGCTTCGCTTGGCAAGCACGGAGGCGGGAATGGTATCGCGCCCGTCAAAGTAGTCCTCGATCTCAGTTCCGCAGGATTCGCAATGGATCCCGGAGCCGCGCCGCGTGACCTTGCCGTCCTCGCTTGCGTTCTGGTCGGGGTCGTCGCCGGTGATGATCTTATAGGCTTTCAGAAGGGCGTACTTGTCTCCGTAGGTCATGGCCTTGCCGGGGGCCTTGTCGCCGCTGTCTACGCCGTCTCCGTAGGTGGTGACCTCCACAAACTCCTCAGGATTCTCGATGTTTACAAAGCGGTACACGGTTTCCAGGCGCATAAAGAACTTGCTGGACTCGCTCTCCTGGCCGTTGTAGGTCTTTTTGGTGGTGATAACGTCGCTGTCAACGATGCGGCGGGAGCAGGGATAGGAGTAAACCTTGTATTTATCCTCCAGCGGCTTCACGGCGGCCAGAACGTCAGCTTCACCAACGGCCTTGTAGGAAGAACGGCCTTCTCCGACTTTCAGGTTTTTCGCAACGGTGTTCAGCTCAGCGGTGATTGCAGCCAACTTTTCGTAGATGTTCATTTCATACCTCCTTAGTCCCAAGGCTCATTTCAAGGGCGATCTGCTCCGGGTTCGTGTTCAGAAGAGACGCGACACCAGCTTTAAAACAGTCGATGCAAACCCATTCAGACTCCCACAGGAACATTGTTTCTCCGCTGTAAACCTCGCCGCCACATCGGGGGCAAACCGCCGCATGGGGCTCAGCCTGAGCGTCCCTGAGAGGGTTAATAATCATCGTCTCCAACCTCCACAAACTTCCTGATGCACTCCGGGCAGACAGCCACGCCCGCATGGTAGAGCATATGGTCATTGGTGCCGCCGCAGCAGGCGCAGAACGCTTCGTTCCGGCTCAGAATGATCTTGTCATTCGACACGCCGATATCAAGGCGGACGCCGGTGGTAAGGTTCAGCGAGTCGCGGATTTCCTTGGGCAGCACGATTCGGCCCAGCGGGTCAATGGCTCTGCTCATTCCGGTGTTTCTCATTCTTCGTTTTCCTCCTTTTCACAATCGGGGCAAATGGTTTCAGCCCCGTACAGTTCCGCGCCGCACCGGCAGTACCCGGTGGGCGGAATGGTCTGAATATCCCGAAGGGGGTCAGTCCATATCATAAAAACTCCTCAGTTTGCGGATCACGTCTCCGCCATAAGCGTGTTCCGTCAGGCGGATAAACGCTTCCGGCGTTGTGCTGGCATTCAAGTCGATCCCATGCCGTTCCACAAACTCATTGCGTCCCATAAGGCAGCTCCCGGTCAGGCGATGGTGCCAGTCAAAAAGATCCTGATTGGAGACCGCTATACCGGGCTTGTGTGCCTCCACAAATGCTTTTATCCGATCTTCTTCCGGCATATCTTCAAACAGCTTATCCCGCAGGGAAGATATGGCATCTCGCAGTGTTTCTCCGTGCGCAAATAAGGCGCCGGATTTTACGACAAAACATGGTACAAGGGTCATGTCAGAGTTTAAAATCCATCCACGAGCAATATTTTTGTGGACAGAGCGGAAAACGGTAAGAACTCCGTCAACGAGCGCAGCCACATGATGATTAACCGATGCGATTGCGATATAGGAGCCGTCGCCGGAGCCGTAGCCGGAGCCGTAGCCGGAGCCGTCGCCGGAGCCG